TTTTGAGGCTTGGGAGCCAAAATGCCCGATGAAAGGCTGTAATGCCGAGTTATCGGTCGTTTTTCTCCAACCAGTGGGTCTTGTGTCCGCAAATACCAAAAAAACAGACAAAAACGTCAAACAATTGGCTTTAGAGTTCGATATGACGGACATCAAGTCCACAAAAGAGGGTGAACACCAAACTGGTTACCTAAAACGCAAAAATAAGCTCTCTGACAAACAATTTGCAGAGGCTACAGAGGCAATCAAGACCACCAACGAGAAAATTGCGGGTATGCAACCTAAAGAGGCACGTCCAGGGGATAGCGTTCTATGGGGGAATGGTGGTAATATCAACCTCAAGTCCGTAATGGGTGGGCAATTTAAGTCCGTAAAAGATGAGTCTGTGAGCATCATGCCCAAAGACATGGGTACATTTACGCCCCCCAAAGCTGGTCCAGGCACAATGGTAGACCATGAGGGTTTGAAAGTTAAAACATGAAGATACCCAAGAATGCGCTAGAGAGAGAAATCTTTTTTCGTGAAATCATCTACAAGTGTGAGGTGTCTTTAAACGCCCGCAAGGTTGACTATGCGGGTTTGCGCAATTGGTATCTTTTTGGTAACGGGCCTGATGAGGCCCCAGCTCTGTACAATAAGATTTTCCCCCACATTGATCAACTAACCTCGTTTTTATATTCAGCCGAGACTACGAGGTTCAGCATCAATCTGGGGGCATCTGTCCCCCCAGGCGAACATCACAAAGTTCCTGTCCTGACAAAAGCACTCAACGATGAATGGCTAAATACCAACGCTGACCAAGTATTTTCTTCTGCGGTCACTTGGTCACTCGCCTACGGAACAACCTTTGTCAAACTGGTGATGATGAACGGCACTGTTCAGCCTTACATGGTTGAACCGTCCACGATGGGAGTCTTGCGTGAAGACTTGACTTACGCAGACAGGCAAGAGGCCATCATTCAAAAATACTACATCACCAAGAGTGACTTGTATGCCCGCCTCTACTCGCATCCCAAAAGGGAGGCCATCGTTGCTCGTGTCGGTTCTATGCCACACGAAAGAACAGAGATTGCCAACGGCCTAGAACGCATCATCATTTCCCAATCCAACCCAACCATTTACGGTAACGTCAACCTAGACTTGTCAGGTGGTAATCGCTACAAAGCGGAAGTGGCAGAAGAGACAGTCGAGATGACTGAGCTTTACGTCTGGGACGATGACGAGAGAGATTACAGAGTTGTAACCAAAGCTGATCCTGACGTGATCATCTATGACCGCCCAGGTGAAGAGTTGTTCATGAAGGGTGAGTTGCCTTTCATTCAAGTTTGTCCCAACCCACTCTACGATTATTTCTGGGGTGGTTCTGAAGTTCAGCGTCTAATTTACTTGCAGCAGCTGCGCAACAGACGCATGACTGAAATCTTAGACATTTTGTCCAAGCAAGTGTCTCCTCCCACGGCCCTGATTGGATTTACGGGCATTCTGGACGAAAAGAATTTTGCGCTTAATCGTGCGGGCGGTTTGTTATCCACAGATATGCCCAACGCAAAAGTAGAAAAGATGGCTCCCAATATGCCACCTGATCTATTCACAGAAATTCGTGAAGTCGATGCCATGTTTGAAGAGGCATCAGGCATCGGTAATGTTTTGTCGGGTAAGGGCGAAGCTGGGGTACGGTCGGCTGGTCATGCAAGCCAGTTGGCCCGACTTGGCTCTAGTCGTACCAAAAAACGTGCTCTCATCATTGAGGACTCGTTAGAAAAAATGGCCACCCTGTATCTCAAAGCCATGCAAATGTATGACGATACACGGTTCAAAGACACAGACGGCAACACATTCATAGCCGAGCAGTTCACCAAGAATTTCACAGTGAAAGTGGACGCTCACTCCAACTCTCCCATTTTCATGGAAGACAACCGCCAAATGGCTTTTAACTTGTTCAAGGCTGGTGCTATTGACAAGAAGTCTTTGATTGAGTTAATTGAACCCCCCATGAAAGAAGAGTTGTTGGATAGGCTCAAGAAATTGGAGGCACAGCAAGGTGGGAAACCCCCATCTCCTCCACCCTCAAAAGGTAAACCAGAACACAAAGGTCCCAAGAAAGAAGGTGAATGATGGCTACTAAAAATATTGGCGGTCCACAAGTTCAATCTAAAGCAGACCAGCCCAGAGTCAGTTCAGAAACCCTGAAAAAACAAACTTCAGGTCCAGGTTTGACATACCGTCAAACTGGTGTTAAAAACTCGTCTGGGGGAAGAACCCAGCGTAGTTATGCAAGAACTTAAACAGGAGTGAATCATGAAATACGGCAGAAAACACCGCAAAACAAGACGTTAAGACTTCTTTGCAAAGGAAGAAGGGTATGGTTTCTCCCCTTGATGAGAAACCGCTTATCAGGAGGCTCACCATGAAACGTGGACGTAAACATAAGCGTAAGTAATCCGCAAGGATGAACCGACATTGGGGGGTATGTCGCTAAATACCCTCCACCTTCACTTGACAACAAGTAAGTAAATGGTTACAAACACGGGTAAGGAGATTTAAATGAGTGTACCTCAAGACAAACTGATGGAATTGATGGGTGGGCCACGGTCCGCTGGGACTTCTATTCCCGCAACATCTGGTTTGCCCCAACCTACACCCGATGCTGAAACTCCCCCCATGGGCGCACCGATGTCAACGCCAGAACCTAAGATGGGTTCTAAAGAAGCATCAATGATCAATCTCGGGATGGCTCAAGACTTGCTTGAGCAGTCTCTCGCAAACATTGGGTCCAACACAGAAGAAGGCAAGTCAATCCTGTCTGCTATTTCTACTCTGAACAAGATTCTTGGCCCACGAAAAAACAAAACTAACGAACTTCAACAGTCTGAAATCATTCAGATGTTGCAATCTCTCCCTCAAGCTGGTGGTGCTACCCCTGAAGGTAAAGCCATGGCTGCTGGACCACTTCCTGGTATGACACCACCTGGTGGTGGAATGCCTCCACCCCCACCTCCACCTCCTGGTGGCGGTATGCCCCCCCCAATGTAAGGAGTTATCATGGACTTATTCAAACCCAGAGGTGCTTCACAACCTCGTAGACCTACTGACAACAACCAGAAAAATGGCGTTGTCATTAACACACCTCGCTATTCACAATTTGGTGGCTTGTCTGGCGCAACTAAAGCAGCTACACAAGGCATGAGAGTTGAAAAGCCAGCTGACGGTAAAAAAGTTATTTAACAACGGTAAGAGGGTAACACAATGGCTTCATTAGAAAATATGTCCCCAGAGCAACGAGATGAACTCGCTGCTTTGATGTCTCAGTTAGCAGAAACGCCTGAGACTCGCAAAGACATTTTGCGTTTGACCAAAAAGATTCGTCCTGGACTCACTGTTCCTGAATTGGAAATTGAGGACAACACCAACAATGCTCTTAGCCAAATGAGAGCTGAGAACGAAGCCCTCAAAGCCAAGTTCCAGCAAAGAGAGGCTGTTGAGAATTTGGAAAAACGCAGACATGATCTTGTTAAAAAAGGTCTTGCTAGTGAGGCAGATGTGCCTGAGATTGAAAAACTCATGTTGGAGAAAAAGATTGCTGATCACGAGACAGCAGCCGAGTATCACAACTGGATGAAACAAGCTGCTAAACCTACACCTTCTGGATACAATCCTTCCGCTATTCGCCAGTTTGATCTTGGCAAATATTGGAAAGACCCAAAAGGTGCAGCGCAGCAAGAGGCTGTTAGGGCTTTCGCAGATTTGCGTAAACCTCAACGACCTATTGGTTTGTAAAAGAGGGTAATCATTTGTTTGGGCAGAAATGCCCGTCTTTAAGGAGCTAACTATGGCTATTGGTGGCGGTATTCTGCCTCAAACAGGGTCAAGTCAGTTTACGGAATTAACTTACGTTACAAGACGTGCGTTCATCCCCAAACTGGTTGTACAACTGTATAACTCTACGCCTCTCATGGCAGCGTTGATTGCTAACAGTCAACAAGCCAGCGGTGGTGTATCTTCTGTAACCGTTCCCGTCCAAGGCGCACAATTTGTGAACGCTCAATGGTCTGACTACTCTGGCTCTTTTGCCCAGCCGTCAGTCCAACAAGGTGCTTACAATGCCGAGTACGATCTCAAGTTGATGATCTCTCCCGTACCGTTCCTCGGTATGGAAGGTGTGGCTCAACAAGATGCAGCTATCATTCCTTTGATCGAAGCTCGTATGAACGATGCGACCAACGTGATGATGGATGCAATGGCAACAGCTTTGTACAACAACACAACCAACAACCAACAGTTCATCGGCTTGCCCGCTGCTGTGGATGATGGTACTGGTGGTGCTGCTTACCAAACGACTTACGGTAACATCAACCGTTCCACTTACACTTGGTGGCAGTCAAAGGTTTACAACGCTGGTAATGTAAACCCCACAAGACAAAACATTCTCCAATACATCTCTGGAACAGTAAAAAGAGGCGCAGAAATGCCTTCATTCGGTGTTTGCGGATTTGGTACTTGGACTTTGTTGGCTCAAGACTTTGTTGGTCATGAGCAATACGTCATCACACCTGGATCAGGATTTGACGGTGACAACAATGGCCCTCAAGCTGCATTCAGAGCTTTGATGGTTGCTGGTGTGCCAATCTATCCCGATCCATATTGCCCAGAAGGTACAGTGTACTTCCTGAACACTAACTACTTGAGCTTGTACATCCACGAGCAAGGTTCATTTGTGTTTACAGGGTTTGAGTCCACTCTTCCCAACTGGCAAATCGGTTATGTCGGTGCTGTTCTTATGATTGCTGAATTGGTGTCTGTCAAGCCCAAGTCAATGTCTAAGATCACTGGCTACAACTACTTGTCACTATAAGGAGAATTTGAAATGGCATTAGCTCTTAATAAAATTATCCTTGCCAGTGCAGTTGCCAATACGCCAGGTGCGTATTTCCAGCTCACTACGACACCCGCAACAACAGTTGGTAACGTCATTCCCGCTGGTGTTTACATTGTGTTTCCCACTGCCAACGTGACCATTCAAGCCACATCAGCAGTTAACACAAACGGTAACATCACTGCGGTATCTACCGTGTTGGCTAACAACACTGGTGGCATTATTTTCTCTGACGGTGTTAACGTGTTTGCTAACTCTTCTGTTACCAACGCTACAGTTACTTTGTTGACTGTTGACGGTGGACAGAACGTGTCTGGCACATACAACGCATCATAAGGAATGAACCATGTCTAATCCAGATTCAGTCAGTCAGTATTATTTAGACTCATTTGGATATGGTCGCATTGGTTCAGCTCAAGTTGTATCCATGGCAACCTTGGGTAATGCTGTTGCTACCATTCCTTTGTTGAATGGTGGCCTCACAAACTCAGGTTCTGCTGTGGGTTCAGGTGGAGTCATTCCTAGAAGAATCACGGTAAACAACCCTTCTGGTTCTGTTTCCTCGGCCTACGTTACCATTACAACCAGCAATGATGGCAATGCCAGCAATGCGGTAGTGGCTAACGTGGCTTTGAGTAACATCACTGCTGCTGGTAGATACCAAGATTTGACCATTGCAACGCCTTATTCAACAACAACAGCAATTACTGGTAACTTGACACAAGCACTTTATGTGAATGTGACTACAGTTTCTGGCAATGCAAATACCGTATCCTTCCAGGTATACGGTGACGTTGTGACGTTCTAAATGAATGTATTTGTAACCAATTATGGAGACACCCCCCTGACCATTGGTTGGGATGGTGTTCTCTATAACTTTGAAAAAAACCTCACAGTAGAAATTCCAGAAGGTGCTGCTCGTCAGTTTTTTGGATATGGATGTGAAGACAAAGAATTTGTGCTGGTTCGCCACGGGTGGATAAAACTACACAGCGAACTGGAAGAAGGACTTAAAATATTAGAGCAGTTTGTCATAACAAACGAACCGCCAGTACAAAACAGCTCGTTACCCTCGGCTGTAGGAGCAATACCCTTGCGGATCAACAAGTCCGCTGGGGGAAAGTCCTCTATTAAGCGGGTAGCTTAACCATGGACCTCAAATGGCAACCCTCAATGATTACCTGTCTCAAGTTGAGAACCTGTTGCATGATGTTAACAATGTTTTCTGGACGCAAAACCAGTTAACAACATACATCAATGAGGCCAGAAAAAGAACTGTCCGAGACACTGGTTGCCTAAGAAACCTTCAAACTACAACTGCCCCTCTAGCGTACAACACCAGCACTAGCACTGGTGTTTCTCCCACGTTATGGCAAGGCAACACAGATGTTACCGCTGGTCAGTATGTGTTTTCAAACATTTATACCTATGTGTACACCAAAAGTGGCACATCTGGCAGTTCAGCACCCGCATATCCCACGGGAACCAATCCTTTTCCCCCTACTACGGCTTTTGCAGATGGAACAGCCATGTTGCAGTATATAGGACCCGCTGAAATCATCAACTTTAACTCATTACCTCAACAGTTAAATGTATACGATATTGTCAACATTAACCTTTACTGGGGCAATTCTCGGATACCTCTTCGCTATTTGCCCTGGTCTAATTTCACAGCGCAGTTGCGGTACTGGCAAAACTATGTGGGTAGACCCGTTTGCTTTTCAGTGTACGGACAACAACAAATCTACATTGCACCCATCCCAGATCAGCAATACTACATTGAAGTAGATACCAACATATTACCGAATCCTTTGTCATTGAATAGTCCAAATGACGTTGACACCATCATTGATCCGTATTCAACGGCTGTGCAATACTACGCAGCTTATAAAGCCAAATTTTACGAACAATCTTACGGTGAGTCTGAAATCTTCAAGCAACAATACGATAAACACATTTTGAACGTGCTCAACAGCGTGTTCACGAGAAGAATTCCTGATCTTTATAGTTCTGGAGGTTAAACATGGCCTCCGCAGAACAAAAGAAATCTTATGAGGTTATTAAGCAGTTTAAAGGGCTTAACACAAAAGCCAACAGGACTGCTATTGATAAAAACGAGTTTTCTTGGTTAGAAAATGCCATGCCTGTTGGGTTTGGCAACATGAGAATTATTCCTACAAGTTCTAATGTCAACAATGGTGGAAATAGCGTTGTTTTTACCAGCAATGTAACCACATTGTTTTCTGCCAATATCAATGATGATTATATTGTTGCTGCTGAATCTGACGGTAGTATGCAAGCCTATGATTTGCAAGCAAGTGGAATGGTCACTATTGGAAATTCTGGAACTTTTTCCAATACAAGTGTTTCATTTGCTCAATATCAAAATACAGATTTTTTTATTGGAGATCCCAATAATGGTTTGTTTGATTGGAATGGTACAAGTTTGATCCCCGTTGGGTCTGTTGGTTTAATTGCGATTACAAATCCTGGTATCAATTACACATCTGCTCCCAATGTCACCATTTCTGCACCCAATAACGCTAATGGTGTACAAGCAACAGCTGTAGCCACAATTACTACTGGTTCTGGCGGTGTACAAAGCATTCAAGTCATTTCTGGTGGTTCTAATTACACATCTGTTCCTACGGTAACCATCAGCACGCCCGATGTGCAAGGTGGAAACACCGCTGTAGGTGCAGCCACCATTTCTGGTGGAAACGTGGTTGCCATTTCTGTCGTTTCACCAGGATCAGGTTATCTCAACCCCCCGTCTGTAACCATTACGGGCGGTGGTGGATCAGGCACAAGTGCAAATGCAGCTTTGTCTAGTGGCATTGTTAATTCAATTACCCTCACAAATGCTGGTTCTGGATACACAAGCCAACCTACAGTCACATTATCAGGCGGTGGTGGTTCTAATGCTGCTGCAATTGCCGAATTGGTGACTTTTGCCACGGGTACGGTGTCTGTTCATGTGATCAACGGAGGCACAGGATATGGTGCTTATGGCAATCTAGCCGTCACCATTACTGGTGGAGGTGGTGCAAATGCAAATGGAACCGCCATCATTAGCGGTAACGTGATCACAGAAGTGGTGATGAACAATCCAGGCTCTGGATACACTTCTACGCCTTCTGTGACTTTGGCGAGCAGTAATCAAACGGCTAATCTGACTGCATCTGTCAATTTAAATCAAATTGTGGATGTTGCGACTTTTAGTAATCGTGTTTGGGTGGCTGCTGGTCGTACTGTTTATGCTTCTGCGTCTACATCTCCCACGGATTTCACGTCTGTATCTGCTGTTGCATTTAATATTCAGGACAGTACGTTACACGGCAACATTCAAGGCTTGTTGTCAGCCAATAACTTCTTGTATGTGTTTGGCGATGACAGTATCAACGTGTTTTCTGACCTTCAGGTGACTTCTACAGGGGCCACGGTGTTTACCAACACCAACGTGTCAGCGTCTATTGGTACTAAGTGGATTTACGCCATATTCCCGTATTTTAGGTCTGTTTTGTTCATGAACGACTACGGTATTTATGCCTTGGTTGGTTCTACAACAACCAAGATTTCAGACCCTCTTGATGGAATTTTCCCTTACATAGACTTCACCAAGCCTGTGACGGCTGGTCAGGCATTGCTCAACAACATCTTGTGTGCGGTGTTTAACTTTTATGTAAACAGTTCTTTTCCGTTAGGTCCAAGTGGATCTAGGTACATTCAAGCTATTTTCTTTGAGAAAAAATGGTTTATTTCTAGCCAAGGAAGTATAGATTATGTAACTTCTGTTCCTTTTGGTGGAAAAGTCAATTTATATGGCGTAGATAATAATAATGTATTAAAACAGCTTTATAGTGATTCTTATTCCCCAATTAGCAGTTATATTCAAACTGCTTTGCAAGACATGGGTGATCCAATTCGTACAAAGCAAGCCTTAAAATTTGCGGTTGAAGCAACAGGCGCAACAGGTGCTCCTTTGAATGTAACGGTTGATTCTGAATATGGTTCAAGCCCCGTTGTAACTTTATTAGACCAAGCAACATGGGCAAATAATTATGGAGCTATTATTCCTTGGACTAATAACTCTGGCAATCAAATTGTTTGGGTAGAGACGCTTGGATATTTTTTATATGAAAATGATGCAAGACAATATGGAAAATATTTAGGGTTAACACTAACATCAAACACTGCTGGATTTATTGTTAACACATTTGAATTTGAACATGAATTAAGAGTAAGGTTTTAAAATGAGCACAGTTCCATTTACTTTTGCAACGGCAACCAGTCCAATTCCTCTGTCTGAACTAGACGCAAATTTTGCAACTATTTATGCTTCATCTAGCAATTTAACAGTGTCATCTACTGTAACAACCACATATACCGTTACTCCTAATTTTACTGCCGGCAATAATAGTTTAAAAGTTTACGTTAATGGAAGCAAACAAATTATTGGATTAAATTACACAGAAGCATCTGATGGAACTTCTGTAACTTTTACAAGTTCTTTAAATGTTGGCGACATTATTGAATTTACAGGATAAATTATGTTAAAAACAGTTCAACTTATCAATACAAGTTCTTTTGGAAATGGTACTGTTATACAGGTTGAGGGTAACGGTACTGTCAATGGTATTACTTTAACGGGTAATGTAACTACCTCTGGCAACTTAACTTTAGGCGGTACGTTAAGTAATATTGCCAACAGTCAGTTATCCAATAGCTCAGTAACTATTGGAAATACTTCTGTTTCTTTAGGAGGCACAGTTACTTCTTTTGGAAATGTTACATTAACTAATGCAACAATTTCTTCTTTATCTACGGCAATTACAACAGCAGAAGGTGGAACAGGACTTAGTGGTTCAACTCCATTTACAGCAAATGGAATTTTGTATGCTAGTAGTACAAGTGCTCTTGCTACATCATCAAATTTAACTTTTGATGGCAATAGTGTTGTTAATAGTTCTTCTGGAACAGGCACAAACGCATACGGATTTCAAGTATCTTCAAGTTTGACTGGAGCAACCAATAACTATGGTTTTTATGGAAACATAGCATCAGGCACAGGTCGTTACAATTTATATATGGGTGGTACAGCTAATAACTATATGGCTGGTTCGTTAGGTATTGGTTCTTTACCTTCTGCCACACAAAATTTATATGTAAATAAAAATGTAACTGGTAGTACTTCTGCAGGTTCAGTAACCGCTACTTTTCAGATTCAATCTGATGTAACTTTTCAAGCTACAGGATTTTCAACCTATGTAACAACGGCTGCATCAGCATTTACATTAACAACCTTAAAACATTTTAATACTAACCAAAGTGCATTAGGAGCAAGCTCTGCAATTACAAATCAATATGGGTATTATGCTGATGCTTCTTTAACTGGTGCTACAAATAACTATGGTTTTTATGGAAGCCTAGCAGCAGCTACAGGCGTATGGAATTTGTACATGGCTGGTACAGCTAATAACTATATGGCTGGTCAGTTATCTATAGGAACAACAAATACTACTAATGGATATTTTTTTATAGGCGGTGCTCAATCTACTGTTTCTTCAATGGCTTATATTGGAGGAACAAATACTTATGCTGGAACATGTATTGGTTTAGGTGTTTTTCCAACTTTAACAGGAACTGCTGCTACTACTGCAGCATACGGAACAAACAATAATCCTACATTTACATTAGCTTCTGGAGCTACAGTAACTTCAATAACAGGATTAAATAATAATCCATCTTTAAATTCCACAACAACACCAACAAACATATTTGTAAATAATTCTAAAATATCTTTGGCTGCTGGAGCAACTGGTGGGACTGTAGGGTCTACTTATGATTATTATGCAAATAATCCTTCTTTTGATGCTTCTTCTACAACAGGGATAACAAATTATTTTAAGTATTATTCAGCTAATACAGCAGGAACAGCAAATAATGCAATAGGAACTGTTTATGCTTTTTATGCTAATCAAGCATCTTCTAATACTGGCGTAACAAATAACTGGAATTTTTATGCTGCTGGTACTGCGCCAAATTATTTTGCTGGTGGTTTAAGCATTTATGGTGCAACTGCTGTACCTGTTGGTGGTACTGCTGGTGTAGGGTATAAGTTTTCTTCTACAGCCAATTTAGGCGTATTTTTTGGCTCTGGAGCACCAACATTATCAGCAGCACAAGGTTCGTTATACATAAGAACTGATGGCTCATCTACTTCAACTCGTCTGTATGTTAATACAAACGGCTCTACAACATGGACTAATGTAACAACAGCAGCATAAGGATAAATATGACAACTTTAATTCCAAAATATGACCAAGGTGCTACAAAAGCAATCAATAGACCAATTAATTTAAAATTAGCAGAATCAATTTCTGTAAAAGATTTTGGTGCTACAGGTGATGGAACAACTGATGATACTGCTGCTGTAAAAGCTGCTGTAAATGCTGCTGCTGGAAATTCATTATTTTTTCCTGCTGGTACTTATATTATTTCTTCTGGAATCACATTACCTTCTAACACTTATATTTATGGCGTTGAAAACTCATCTATTTTAAAAATAGCTGGTGGAATTTCTTATTCTGCACAAAACTACAGTATTTTTGAAATATTAGCAGGCACTGGATATATAACTATTGAAAATTTAATATTTGATGGAAATTTATCAAATATTCCAAATATATCTAGCGTTCAAAATCCAATGCATGTTATTTTTGAAGCTAATGAAAATATTGTATTCAATAATTGTAGATTTCAAAATATTGCAGGAATTTGTTTAAATTTTTCTACAAATCATACTGGACTTTATGTTACTAATTGCAATTTTATAAATTGTGGAGGAGCTACTGATAATTCTAGTGGATATAGACATCAAGCCATAGCTTTTTCAAATTCAACCACTTCTGGAATTAGAAGTACTAATGTTCAAATTACAGGAAATTATTTTAGTAATCAAGGATTAGATTGTATTTCTATTAAAGATATAGATGATTGTGTTGTATCAAATAACATAGCAGAAAATTCATACTCTTTATTGTATAACAATCCTTATCCTGCTTATACAACAAATTTAGTTGTATCTAATAATTCTATATATAACACCAATCAAGGAACATTAGTTAGTGCAACTCCTCCTAATGCGATTGATTTGCCAAGTGTTCAAAATTGTGTCGTAATTGGCAACACAATTAATCAATGTAATCAAGCTGGTATTGGTATTTTTGCTTATTCATCTAATGTATTAGTAATTGGAAATACATTATTAAATGTAGTTCAAAATCCTTTTACATGGATTGGTGCAATATCTGTAGGAACTTCTACAATTACATTACCAAATACAGCTTGTAACATTTCAAATGTATGTGTACAGAACAATACTATTATTGATACAAACGGCACACATTTAATGTCTTATGGAGTTATTTTCCAATATGACATAACTAATTTATTTATTTCTTATAACAATATTCAAGGAACAGCCGTTGGTAAATATGGTGTTTATCCTACTATATCTAACCCTGGTCTTGCTTCAGTAGTAACAGTAACAAGTAATTCTCAATTAACATCATCAACATTAATTAATGATTTAGATGTTGTTAATGGAATATTAACAAATTGGCGCAAACAAAATACATTAACTGGGTATTATGTGAATGGAACTCAAGTTGTAACTAGCCAACAAGCAGCTATACCAAATAGTGCGGATGCAACAGTTAATGCTATTTTGGCTGCTTTGCGTACTCATGGATTAATTGCAACTTAATATGAAAACTTATCTTAACAATTTATGGATTGCCTTTTCTGCACTAATCAATGTATTAGTCTTTAATGGAAGTCCTATTGAATCCTTTTCTAGCCGTTGCTATTCAGAGCCTAGACCAAAGACTATGTTGCTTATTAATAAAATAATTTTTTGGCAAAATAATCATTGCAGAGGGGCTTTTGCTCATGATATGAAAATGGCTGTAGATGCAGTGCAATCAGCAAAAGATAAAAATATTTTTAGATTACCATAAAGGATTTTTTAAATGAGCAATACTTACACTTTTACACCAATTAACTTGTTAAGCAATTCTTTAGGAATTGTTGTTGCTGTAGACTTTACTGTTACCGTATCTGATGGTACAAATAGTTTTATAATTAACGGGCATACTGCATTAAATGCGCCACCTGCAACCCCAGTACCTTATGCTCAACTAACCCAAGCAGAAGTGGTTTCTTGGATTGAGGCTTTAGTCGGTACACAAATGCAAGAACAGGCAGATGCGGAGTTAGCAGCTTACATAAAGAGAACTCCAACAACAAATGGTATACCTTGGTAATTAATAAGGAAAAATGATGAAAACATTTACATTAGAAAATAAAGAAGCAGAGTTTATTATTCAAGTTATTGGACAGTTGCCAACACACTCAGGTGCTTATCCATTGCTACAAAAATTACAGCAACAATATAATTTAACAACAGAAGAATTGTCAAAGGTGGAATAAATGAGTACAAACGCTTTTACACCGATGGGAAATACGGTAACTTTCACCGCAAACACAGCGACACCAACAGGTGTTCAAGTTCCATCTACAACACTTGGTGGAAATCAATACAGAATATTAAACAGTGGAAATGTCACTGTATTTTTGGGAATTGGAAATACAGCCTCTAATGCGGCTAACAATGCGGTTGTAATTACAAACAATGCGTTTGCTTATCCTTTGTTGGCAGGAACTGATGAAATACTAACATTTGCGCCTAATTGGTATTTTTCTGGTATTACCGCAAGTGGTAGTGCAGTTGTTTACATTACACCTGGAGATGGACTGTAAATAAAATTTACAGTATAAACATGGAAATACAACAGATATTTAATATTATCGTAACGATTGCAGGATTCCTTGCAGGATGGGTGCTGAACAATATTACTAAAGCTATAGAGCGTTTAGATGCAGATGTTCGTGATATGCCTAAAGATTACGCAACAAAAGAAGACTATCACAGAGATATTGAC